GCATGCGCCGGTCACGCTCCTCATCGTACTTACGGTCAGGGTCATCGCCTGGGTCTGGGGGCTCCAGGTTGGTGTGATGCATTAGGTCGCAGACTAGCCACCGTGCTCCCTGGTAGCCCTGTTCCGTGGCGGGCTCACCACACTCAGGGCAGGGGGTGGCCGACTCCACCTCATAGTCCGGCCCCGCTATGGCGTACTCGTTACCGGTGACGCCAGGCGGGAGGTTGTAGCCGGTCACCCTGTCGCCTCCTGATAGACTTGTAGGAGCTTTCGCTTAGCGCGGTGCTTGTTCACTCGTATGTTGACTTCTGTGCAGCCGAGGCGCGCAGCGGCCTGTGGTGTACTCAGCCCCTCAGCCAGCAGCAATACGATGTGGAGCATGGCCGGTGCGAGCAGCTTACGGAACCTGCGTAGCGTCTCCTCCACTGCGACTGCCTCCGCTATGATGTCAGCGGGGTCACCCTCTAGGGGATGACCGTCGGGCGTAGGTACGTGATGGGCCAGCACGTACTGCCCATCCCATACCTGTTGCCGCTCCTCCTCCTCAGTGAGGTAGCGCCCCCGTGCGTACAGCAGCCGGTCATGCCGCCGCCACTGATGCACCTGGTTGCACACCGCCACGAACAGGTAAGCGCGCCAGTTCGTCACCTTAGCCCGATGGGGCCATATCTTCAGGAGCGTGTCCTGGGCTACGTCCTCAGCGTCTTCATGGCGCAGGCCGCGCTTACGGGCTATACGCACCGCGTAGTCCCTGGCGTCATCCCAGGGGATGGCCCCGTTACTGCTCACCGTGGGCCTTCACTCCAGGAGCTTGCTACCGGCTCCGGTGGAGAATCCCCAAACAGCAGCAGCCAGAGCAGGAACAGGCCGATGACCCCCCCCAGCATCAGGGTTGCTGCTAGCTCGTGGCCGTAGCAACGGACAAACGCGGGCCAAGGAATATGGCCCATGGGCTGCCCGCGCCTCGGCTTGTACAGGTATTGCATTTCTCTGCCTCCTCTGTCACGTGTGCCCAGCCCATCAGCACACCGCATACGGAACATTGAGGGTGTACGGTATCCTGCACGCGGCGAGTCACTGCCTCTAAGGCTAACACGTAGACCTGCCAGCGATGGTATACTAGCCACACGGTTTTGCGGAACCGGCACTGCGCCTCGCGGCGCGCGCGGCTCGCCCAGGGGAACTCCCCGATGTACCGGTAGGTGGGGTTTAGCCACTGGGCGCGTACTGTGTCTAACAGGTCGCGGAGTGGCTGGCTGCGTTCCTCGTATTCCCTGAGCACCGTGCACACTTCGCAGCCCTGCTGGTACAGCTTCACACGCTCCTGCCTTCCTGCCACCCGCTACGGGCGGCTTGCTAACCATCATACGCCCCTCGTGGCCCTTGTCAAGCCCCTTGTGCTCAGCTACCCACAGCCGATGACTCTCATTGTCTGGGAAAGTTGGCCCCACGACGGCTACCCCTCCCCCCAGAGCTTCACGTCTACCTTCAGAGGCACTGAGAGGGCCGCTACACCCTCCATGACCTCGGCTATGGCATGTCGGGTGTCTGGGGTGTCTTCCGCTACTGGGAGCTTGATAAGTACGGAGTCATGTATCTGGTGGCGAGTGTTAAACCCCGCCTTCTCCAGGGCGATGGTGGCCAGCTTGGTAGCATCGCTACCCCCACCCTGGGGCGGTGCTGCGCGGGCCTCCCGTCTCCGGTGCCCCTGATCAGGGTGCGGTGGGACATGATGCGTGCGCCCGAACAGCCCTGGCACCTGGTCTAAGTCCTGGACACGGTTGCACCACTCCAAGACGCCTGGTAGGGCCGCCTTTACAGTAGCTTGGAGTTCCTTTAGCTGCTGCACGAGCTTGCGCGTCGGGGCCAGGCCGAAGCGGGCTGCTTGCATGCTAAGCCCTTGCTCCTCCCCCCCGTAGACGGTGCCGTAGAACAGCACCTTAGCCCAGCGACGGTATTCGGGGCCTGGCATACCTATGAGCCCCTGCACCCATTCCAGCACGTCCACGCCTCGGCTGAACACGTCCAGAAGGTTGGCATCCTGCGATAGGTGAGCGATGATGCGCGCCTCCAGTTGCGCGTAGTCTGGGGCTAGGAGCACGTAGCCCTCCTCTTCCCCCAGCAGGTCAGCCAGATCGGTGGGGATATTCTGGAGGTTTAGCGTCTTGCTGCTGGGGCGGCCCGTCCAGGCCCCCGTAGGCCGCCAGAGGGTGCCGATGCGTGGCCAAGGCCATTTCAGCCAGGGTAGCAGGTAGGTAGACAAATATTTCGCCCTGGAACCTGTCCGGTACTGGTGGAGGGCGGCTACCTTGGGGTTATCTAGGTACTTCATCCGCTCGGCCTCGGCTACGGACTTCAGGCCGGTAACCTTCTGTAGCTGGGGGTTGCTCTGGAGGCTGTCCACGCCCAGGAACCGCTTTAAGGCGTCCCCCTCTGCCTCTAGTTCGCTATCCCACTTCTCAGCCAGGGCAGCAGCCCGTTTCCGGTCAAGGGTGAACACGCCCTGCATACTCCAGCGCGCGTAGATGCGTAGCATGGGCTGCTCCACATTGTCATAGAGCCAGAGGGTGCCTACGCTCGCCCGTCGCCGGAGTTCCTGGTAGATTTCCAGGTGCGATTGCGAGTCATTGACGCAATACTGGTAAAACTCTGGGGTGCCCTTCACCACGTCCTCAAACTTGACCATGGGCTTGCCCAGGAGCCGGAGGCTCAGGGACTTCATTACAGTGTCGCGCTCCCCGCTCAGATGGGCCAGCATCTTGGAGTCATGCCAATTGGGCGTCCAATCGTCAACGGCCCCCGCGTCAAAGGGGAGGTTGTGGGCCACGGGCTCCGCGTCGGGGGCGAACGTGACCTGGCCAGGATGCGTGACGCACTCCCCCGTACTGAGGCCCACCGCGATGCACCGGAGCGCGCGCGGGTCTGGGCCATCGCTCCCCTTCAGGCCCATCTTCTCCCGTAGCCCCTCTACGTCCTCAGTCTCAGTGTCCAGGCCCACCAAGCCGGTTACCACTACCTCGTTAGGCATGGTGATGGCGGGGAGGGTCGGAGGCTCGCTGAGACGGGGGGCCAGGGCCAATACCGTCTTAATATCGGCCTCTACGGTCTGCTTGCGAAACTTGTCACGCAGACGGAGCCAATAAGATGGGTGCCAGCAGGCTATGACGGGGTACCCCGTACTGGACAAGCTGGGGGCGGACTCACGGGCATCCCAGGCGGCTATGGCCTCGGCTACGTGCTCCTCCTGCATCCCCACGTCTCGATACTTGGCTAACTGGCTGTCGCGGGCCTCGGCCCACGTCGCGTCATTCTTATAGCGGCTCCCCGCGAACAGGCGGTCAGAGCGGCCCTGGCAGACGCTAATGGGGGCGCTGAACGCGAGCTTAGAGGCGTAGGCTCCCAGTAAAACTACGCCTTTCAAGTTAGGCAATTCGGCTAGTTCCGCGCGGATACGTGCGGCCCCTTCCTTCAGGTCGCGCACCTTGGGCGCAGTGCTACCCAGCAACACGCGATCACAAATGTTGGTGAGCCAGCAGGCCGAGAGGTCTAGCCCTACCTCAGCGGCCATGCGGCGGAGGGCCTGACCGGCTGGGCCTACCAGGGGGCGGCCCTTTTCCCCTTCCTCGTAGCCTGGGCTCTGGGCCACAAACGCCAGTTCCGCGTCCTTGGGGCCGGAGGGGGGCACGCGGGTCTCAGTCATTCGCCTCTAGCTCCCGCTCTAGTGCCGCTAGCTCCTCTAGCTGAGGGTTGAACGTGTCCCCCGCCGTGCTGCTAGCGATGACGCGCAACAGGAATACCATGCGGGCCAGTGCAGCAACTTGGCGTAGCGCCTCGTACTCGCCAGCGGTAAGGGGGTAGTCCTTGCCGATAGCACGCTTACGCAGGAAACTCTCAGCCATGAGCCACCCCAGTTGCTCCACACTTAGTACAAGTGCCCCACACTGTCACAGTAGGATGCTTACATTTAGCTACGGTTTGCGTCCCTATTCTTGTACCACGGCGGCTATTATCAGGCTGGTGGCAACCTTCGCCGCATGGAAGCCCTGCCTTTACGCGGCGGGCATGCTCCATTGCACGTAGCTGCCCCGTAGTAACAGGGCACATATCGGGAGGGAGCATTGCGTCAGTCACGGCTGAAATCCCGTGCCATCGCTACTGAGAACAAGGCGTTGTAGGCACGCTTCCAGCGGCGCATCTTAACTGGGGTGGGATTGGGGCTCAACGGGCAGTTGCGCGACAGTATTGTTACCAGCCGGTCATAGGCTGTTACCCGCTCTCTGTCAGTCTTAGGCTTCCTAGCCATGACTGATACGCTCCTGGGCTATTTCCAGGTAGTGTTCGTCAGTATCTATGCCCACGCACCGGAAGCCCTCAGCAAGAGCGGCCAGGGCCATGGTGCCGCTGCCTATGAACGGGTCAAGGATAACGCCCTTGGGGGGGGTTACCAAGCGGCAGAGCCAGCGCATGAGGGTGATGGGCTTCACTGTGGGATGATCATTGCCCTCCCCCCGTTCCTTGCGGCTAGCTTTCGCGCAGTAGAAAAAGCGGGAGGCCCCGCCGCTCTGCGCGTCCAGCAGCGCCGCCGCATCTTCGTCCAGGACTACGTTGGCGGGCCAGCGGCCTTTAGAGTGGCCCCTTCCACCAAGGTGCAATTTCTGGCCCCCATAGGCATAAACGTCAATGGGATTAGGGCTTGGGGGACGGCTAGTATTTTCGTCTGTGGCAATCCTACAGGCATCTATGCTCAGTCCCCCTACGCCGTGCTCCTGGACGTTGGCCGCTACAGTGCCCTCCAGAGGCTTGCGGCAGAGGATGATGGGCTCCCAGGCTGGCTTTAGGGCCGTACCCCAGCCTTCCCACTGGTGGGCGTCGGGGGTTGCTGGGGCACGTATTAAGTTATCCCGTACACTGAACCGCTTTCCTGGTAGCCCTGGTGTTACGCCCTGGTACTTGCCCACCACTTCTGCCGACTCCCAAACAGCACTAGGCTCCCCCTTACGGCCATTCAGTCGCCAAACTTCAGCGTCCATTTCACCCCCGAAGCCGATAATGCGCCGCAATTGTACCCACTGCTCCCAAGTCGGGCAGTTAAAGCCAAGCTCCCAATTCGCTACGCAGCCAGTCAACCTGCCAGTCGCACTTGGCCAGTAGGCAGCTACGAATTTCTGGGTAAGTCCAGCAGCTTCACGCTGTTCCCTTAGCCACCGCCCGACGGCTTCCCGTTCCGGTTTACGTGTCTCGTCCGCTTTGTCTATTGCCTTGCTCACGTCTAGGGACTTGGGAAAGCCCGTACCATAGAGCCACATGAGCGTATCCCGAATCTCAAACCCCGCATCCTCCACTCCACAGGCCGTGCGATGCCAGAGGCGCGTCCCCGCCATAACCAGCATGTGGCCCCCAGGCTTTAGGGCGCGTAGGGCCTGCCTGGCCCAGAGGAACGTCCAGCGCTGGAAGTCGCCGCCGTGGAAATACTCCACAAAGTCCTCCCCAGGGCGGGGCTTATCCCAGTCCTTGCCCATGAAGTTCAGGCCATAAGGCGGATCAGTCACGATGGCATCTATGGACGCAGGACGCATAGCTGCAAGCACCTCCCTACAGTCCCCCAGATGCAGAGCTACGCCCTTGACGGGGTACTTAACCACGGAGGATACGCTCCCCACGTGCCAGCAGACGCACTAGGCTGCGCCTGGCAGCCCGTCTACGCTGTCGGGTAGGGTGGTATGCTACTAGCTGGCGGTGGCACGTGTGACGGGCTTCTCCCTTGCCCGCATACCAGATGCAAGAGCAGCGCTGGCAGTAGTGGAGTGCCCCCTTGCTGGGCGCGTATTGGCACCTGTAGGGGCGGTGGACACCGAGGCGGCAGAGGAGGGGCTTAGTCATCCGTTCAGTAGCCTACTGCTAAGCTGCCCTGGGCAAGGGGCTTGAATACACTCGGTGGCCCCCACCGCTTGGACTCAGGGCGCAGGGGGAGGTGCCACCAGCCGCGGCGCACCATCATGGCCACTAGCGGGTAGTTACCCCCGTCCAGCCAAGCGTCCTCTAGGGTTTCATCGCTGAACTCCGCCTCCTCCAGGGGCTCCATTTGGCCACCGTAGGGGGCTCCGCATTTCCAGCACGTTGGGGCCAGGCCATAGGCACGCTCTAGGCGGGCCAGCTTGTCTCCCATACGCACCACGCAACCCCGCTCCCCATGGCGAGCGATGTTGGCGGGGCCATACTTCCGATGACGCTCCACTAGGAGCTTGACCATTTCAGCGGCCACCAGGAGGGCCGCCCCCTCAAAGTCCGTTGGCTGACTAGCATGCTGGTCAGGCATCAGACAAACCTCTTGCGAATGTCGGGCCAATCGGTGAAGCGCACGGCACGGTCATCTATATAGGCTAAGGCGGGCAGCTTCTCATGGGTAACCTTCCAGATGACAGGGGCACCATATCGCTCTAGCCAGTCGCGGATTAGTTGGGTCTGGCTTGGGTCGGCGCAGCGCGTCGTATGCACCACGAGGACATAGCCCGCCTCTCGTAACGCCCAGAGCGCCGCTATTGCCCCTGGTATCGGAGGGTCATACAGGGTGCCATCGTGCCACCCCCTGCTATAGGTGTGGAGCACCCCGTCAAAGTCTATGCAGAGCGTGCGCTGAGCCAAAGGTATATCGGAGGCTGGGGTGGTCATCCCTTAATTCCTCCCAGCCCGACACCAGTCGCACCGTCGCTACCCATGCCTTGGCGGGCGCGGGCCGCTGGGGTAATGCCTAGCTCCTGCTCCAGGCGGAGCGCGTCTGCGTAGAGCTTGTGGTACTCGTCTAAGCGGGCCGCCTTGGCCGTGTAGGTAGGGGGCCGCTTCGTCATGTCCTTGTGCATGTCAGTGGTGAGCTTATAGCACCAGGCCAACCTGCGCACAGCCTGGTCATCGCGGCCCCCGTCCAGGTGGGGGTTGGCCTCCATGATGGCCTTATGCAGGCCGTCCACTGAGGTAGGTTTACCAGGCACGCTAGAGGTGCTCCGATACTAGGGCGCGGAACACGGCCCTGGCGGTACGCCAGAGGTTCGCTTCTGGCACTACGATGGCCAGCCGGTCATCCTTCACCTTGACTGCATCCTGCAAGGTAGCCACTACGCCCTCCAGGATGCCAATGCGCTCCCCCTGCTCCGATACCTTGCGGTTGAGGCCCAAGATGGTGCGGTCACGGTCAGCCACTGTGGCCTGTGCGGTACCCAGACTCACCTTGCAGACGGCCAGGGCTGCCTCCACCTCTGAACAGTCGGCGGGAGGGAGGGGAGGAGCCGGAGCTACTACTGGCTTTGGCACTGAGGCCAGGCTGGCCCAGCCCTGCGTGGAGACTACGCCCCGCCGCCAGATAGTGACCAGAGTAGCCTTGTCAGTGTTGGCCTGCTGAGCGGCCTGCTGGAGGTCAGAGCCGGAGGCGTTGCCCTGGAGCATGGGGGTATAGGCTCCACGGAAACCGAGGGGGCCGTTCAGGTCTAGCTTTGCTTGGTGGATGCTGGAGGCCGCACCTGCCCAGACGCCCTGCCCCGCGAATGTCACCCAGTAGCACATGGGGGCGGCGGCGGTGGCGTGCCTCAGCCACCGTGTGGTGCCACTCCGTGCCCAGTGCTGGCTGCGCGGGTCATAGATGACGCCCAGGTACGCCTTGGGGCGGGCACCCCGCAGCTTGGCCATGAAGGTGTCTGCCAGGTAGGTGCAGTCGGCGTTGCAAAAGCCCGCGTAGGGCTCTACGTCCAGGTAGAGGCCCTTGACCCCTGGCACGTCCAGGCACGCCTTAGCCAGGCGCAGTTGGGCAGCAACATTGCGGCCCTTGGGAACACCCCAGAGGTAGACCCCAATGCCCTGCGCCTTGTACGTAGCTACGAGCTTGGCGATGGATGCGGGGCCGGAGACGGCGGCGGCGTGGCGGTCAAACTTGGCCATCCAGTAGACCTCATCCCACGCCTTGATTATCACGTCGCGGATGGGCAGCTTGCTATCGTCGCCCTGCGCGCCAGGGTAGTCTACCCCGAACTGCCAGATGACGGGGGCTACCTTCATCGGGGTGCACCGTCCCCAGCAGCGGTGCCTATCAAGGTAGGGTCACCACTTGCGCCCTCGGTGGCCCCACCATCCCAGAGGGCACCGGTCAGGGCCTCGTTAAGGCGCTCCCCGCGTACCCCGCCAGTCACCACGCGGTAGACCACGGACGCCTCCATAAAGGCCAGGCCAGTGGCCCCCAGTAGGGCCTCTGGGTTACTGAGGCTCACCGTGCCTAGCTCCCCTGAGACGGCCAGGCCTACCGTGGCCACGGCCAGGGAGACGGCCCCCAGCAGGGCCATGGTCACCTCCGAGGGCCAGCGCCGGTTCTTCAGGAAGCTCACCACAGGCGGGATGGCCCAGGCTACCGCTGCTACGAACGCCAGTTCATTCATTTTCTGCGTCCTCTCGTGCTACTAACCAGAACAACATGTGGATAATTCGGCGCATATCAGCCGCCGTCCAGCTTTCCTTCTGGAAAAGCTGCCGTATGATTCTACGGGCGTTACTCAGCTCAACTTCGCGGGCAGAAATGACACGCTCCTTAGTCGCCACAACTTCCATTGACCCATCTGGCAATTTACGGAAAGTTTCGTCTATTTCCGTACGGCTCTTGAAGGTAGCCATCTAGGCTGATCTCCTGAGACGGGGAACGGCGGGGAAGATATTGATCGAGCCAAGGTTGGTGACGGCGGGGAAGGGGTCGGGCAGACCGCCGCTCTCCGCTGTGGCCTGCCCCGTTGCGTACGGGATTAGCCCCTCCGCTACTACCTGTTGGTCGGCGGCCTGGCCCGTCAACGGTACGCCGACGGTCAGGGGGTCAACGCTCGTTATGCTATCTATGTCACCGGCCAACGCTGAATTGGAAACTATTGCCGTATAGTACCATCCACGTTCAAGCGTCAGCGAAATTATAATCTCCTTCAATCCGGTAAACCCTGTCACGGTTCCTGCGTCCAGAAGCAAGTCCCCTGGCTCACCGTCCTTGCGGTTGTAGACGCCAAGGCGCGCGAAAACCGGCCCTATGCCAATAGAGGCTCTGAGGCCAATCCTATCAAATGTTGACCGCTCGGCCACGTAGAAGGGCGTCGCCAGCAAGATGTCATTAGCAAGTGTAAAGCCGTCACGGACAGCAATTACGTCCAGAAGCTCGCTCCATCCAGGGAGGCCCCAGGACGCCCCGCCGAAAGCGATACGGCTAGGATAGATTCGCTCAAATGATACGTGGCCAGCAGGAGCGACAGTTTCGATAATCTGCACCGTAGTCTCTTGGGTGACAACAATATCGCCCGCGCCCACGCTAACGACTTGCTTAACCTCAATGACTTCTACCGTAGTGTCCATTAGCGGGTAACCTCTGGGGATATAAAGGCGTCGCCTTCCAGCAGGCGGGTTACCTTGCCTGCTGCGTCGGTCAGTTCCAAATCCCAGACGCCATTCTTGACGGGTTTCAAGGCGCGAGTATCGTCTGAGACTACCAGCAGTTGGATAGTACCCGCTGCGCCGCCGAGGACAATCCTACTGTTGGCCGTGGTCATGTCCAGAAGTAGAGCACCGTCAATCTTAGTACGGATTTGCGCCGCCGCCGTAAAGCCGGTCAGGTTGATAGCGACCCCCGCCGAGTCCTTCCAGGTGAACGTGCGATCAAGGGTCGCACCCTGGTAGACGCGCAGCTTGTAGATGCCAGGTTGGTCAGCCATTGTTGCTATCCTACCCCTGTACCTAGGAACACGTCAAGGTCACTGTTCAGCGGGGAAACTACATGCTACAGAGAAACGGTCGTTATTGCCTGCACGAGGGTTTACAACGCCGTTGCCGTCGATATTCAGTTGGGCGATAACTGCTGCCGAGGCTGAGCGTGACCAGGCGCCAAACTTCTTACCTAGCGCAGGACGGTAGCCAGCAGGAAGCGTAAACGCCGCCGTGTTTATTGTCCCTGCGGTGATAACGCCCTTCAGGAATACCGTGCCTTCACCGTCCTTGCGGAAAGCAGCAGTCTCATTGGTACCGCCTTTGTTGACCCAACTGTTCTCGAAGGCTGGCTCGCCTGAGTCCCCTACCTCATGCCAGTCATCTATGAGGCCATCGTGGCTGACGTGAGTGCCCCGCAGGCCAGTAGCCGTGCGACGCGGGGCGCGCTTGTCCAGGCTATCCGCGACAACGGCGATAGGGTTGAGCCGGAAGCCTCCCCTACGTTCAGTCATAGTTCACCGGCCAGCAGGCGGGAGTGCTGAAGCTCCCACCAATCTGTCTGCGCGGCGTATACTGCCCGCTCCTGCTCCAGGCTGCCCAGAGCCCGCGCAGCAAGGCGAGTAGCCACAGACGCCTCATAGGCCACGTTCCCCGTGATAGGGGCTCCTATGAGCTTCTGGTGGCGTGTGGCAGCCTTATAGGCGGGGGTGTTCGGGCGTGCTGTCGCCAGTACAGTGGGAGGGTCGCTGGGTAGTAAGTCGCGGAGTTGCTGGAGGCAGATGCCCCGAAACTCCACCAGTACCTCCGGCCCCGCTAGGGCCTGGGCCACGCTGCACGCGGCAAAGGTAACGTCAAGGCCCGCGGCGCGCACCCTCTGCCATGCCTTACGGGAGGCTGACTGCTTATCCTCTACGTCTAGGCCGTCAGGAAACATGCGTCCAAACTCGGATGCCTGGAGGCAAGAGTCAGGGCTGAATCCTGATACATTCTCCAGACTCTTCTGAGTCATCTTGTCGGCCATTATGTTGCTTCTTCCAGGAGCATAGTCAGGCGGGCCATCCCATTGATTTCATGGTCTAACTGCCACCCCTCCAAGTAGTACAGTTCGTCAGCCATGCTAGCCCCTGGCCCCGTCACTTGGCGGTAGCGCACGGGGAGTCCAGGCTGGCGGCCTATGACCTCCAGTAGCAGGGGCACGTCTGACGCCTTTAGTTCCAGGCGCACCTTACTGAGGCCGTTGCCGTAGCGGTCAGCCCAGTCGGCCAGATCGGTCATTAACTGTGTCCGGTAGCCCTGCGCGGGCATTTCTAGCTCCAGGAGGCGGGGCTGGTCATCGTCAGTACCTGCGTGAACCTTGTCAACGAACGTACGCTCTGTGGTGCTCCGGTTCTGCGCCCGCCCGCGTACCTTGAACTTGGATACGGTCATTCCAGCGCCCCCTGCCCTAGCGATGGCTAAGCCCGCCCGCCCATAGTTCTCTACATACGGACTCGGAACACTCTTGCCACTAAGGGGCCGAGTATCATCCGTCACGGCCCCAGCAGTAAGGGCTAGGACGGCTACAGCGCGGCGCAAAATCAAGCCCTCCTCCCCCTCTTCCGCTAGGTACTGGGCACGCAGGCGCACGCGCGCATCATTGCCATAGGCGCGAGGGACGGGCTCAAAGGCCCATAGAGTACGGCGCTCTACGGTCAGTAGGGACACGTCGCCAAAGCTAGCCACGCGGATACGGTTGTAGAAGTTGGCGGCGGGCTCGCTGTACTGGGGGTCAGAGACGTAGAATCCGTCCTCTATCTCCGTGTCAGTAAGCCGCAGCTTGGCCACGGCGGTTGGTGATCGTTGGTCAAAGTCCTCAAAAACCAAGGCTCCCAGCCCATCTTCAAGCCACCAGCCACCGGCTGACTTCACGGCCTCCTCCAGAGTAGCTAAGGCACTCCGCTCAAAGGCGTCCAGGTACTCTATATCCTCATCGAAGTTGCTTGCGTCAGGGGGGTTGAATGACCGTTCGATACGGTTCTTACTGGGGTACATGCTGAGGCCGTCGATAATGAAGTCTAGGAAGCCATCGGCGGTGGCTGTAATGCTACCGTCAAACGTCCAGCGGATGCTCCGGCTGGTGGAGCCACTGTTAAACTGTACGTCCTTCAGCACGGCGTACTGCCAGTCATCTAGGGTCAGGGTTATCAGGACGGAGGCCACCACGCCTATGTTATCAAACGCCTCTACCAGTACCTTCTCCCCCACCATGTCAGTGTCATTTGTGGCTAGGAACTGGCGTATATCGTACGCATCAGTGTCGTTAGTGCGGCTGGTCATGTCCAGATCACCGGCCAGGCGGTCAGTAACGGTAACGCCAGCGCGGAAGGCGAATACAGCGTCTCCCTCCAGGGCTCCGTAGGTCTCAGGGTCAGGGCCGCCCAGCTTGGCAGTATCGGTTACCCCGCCGATAACGAACGGGCTGTTCAGAATGATGTTGTCACCAGCCACGCGGAAAGCACCATCATCTATGAGTTCCCCTGGTGTCATAATGTCCAGGAGCCGCTGTATAACAACCTTGGAGGGCTTACGAGTAAATGGCCCCGCGCTGATTTTGATGCCCGCAAGGGTCTCCAAGTGCCCTGTAACCTGCATTTCCATTAGGGGCTCCCCACTACGGGATACCCTGAAGTTCCGTATGCTACCGGTCAGTAGGGCAGTCTGGGGATTGGCTGCGCGGCTACTCGTGGACTCATGTGCGGTACCGCTCCAGGTAGCACCTGGCTGATCGCCGTCCACATAGGGCTGGCTAGTATCCGTACCCTGGTAGAAAAATGCGGCGTCAATGAATACTGTTTCGCCGACAACAAAACTACTTCCGTCCTCAATGATACCCAGGAAGGCAGTTACGGCAGTGCCAGGGGCTACAGCTATGACCAATAATTCAGCCCAAGGGCCGTCCTGACGGAGCGTAACAACTGTCCCAGAATCGCTCGATATAACGCTGCCGCCGCTATTGTGCCAAAGGATGACAGGGTGCCAGTCTGAGGAGCCACCGATAGCGAGCATCCAAACACGCCAAACGTAAGATAAGCTCGCCGTAACAGGTATACGGCTAGCGTCTCGATTCTGCACGCTTATGGCTTGTGCTCCTGCCGCCGCCCCAACTGACGACCCACAGGCCGCTCCATATTTAGCCTGAGTTGTAACACGAGTCAATACACCCAGGTCATCCGCCCACCCCACGGCATCGTTCTCTAGCGATGGATTCTCTATCAGATTAGAAGCCGCCGGTGTAGTGACCGTAGCCTTTAGCTGCACCTTAACGCCCCGCTTCAAGTCGGGGGAGTAGGGGCTACTCGCGTTCTTGGGGCTGAACCGCCTGTCTTCGTTATCCATAAGGAGGGCACCTGCACGGGCGGGGAAAGCGTCCAGAGCAGAATCCCGCCACAGAGTAACGCCCTTTAAGCCCTTCAGGAAGGTGCTCCAGTCGGTCTCAAACGTGCCGTCACCATTAAGGTCAGCCTTTAGCTCATAGAGCGGGTTGGTCATCGGCCCCGCCGTCTCCGATCAGCCTGCTCCTCCTCTATGAAGTCCATGAGGCGAGACACGTCTGCGCGGGTTACGCCCAGGCCGAGGTGCAGCTGCTGTATAACGACACCGCCGCCAAAGCCCCCTGCACGGAACTCCTCATCTTTATGGACTACAGCCAGGCCGGTCTCCAAGACGCGGCCACCATGCTCTAGGCGGGGCAACGTGATAGGGGATAGGTGCGGGATAGTGGGCAGGCTGGGGCCGCCAAAGAAACCGATAACGGAGCTAATCGCACCCCCGATTTGGTTCAGGCGGTGGCCCAAGTTATCCACGCCTTGCAGCATGAAATTGATGCCCGATTCTGCCCCACCTATCAGGGTGTTAATCACGCCCCTCACGAGGAAAAAGCCCGTTGTTACACCGTCCTTGATACCGTTAATAATGGCCCGCCCCAAGCCAAACGCAGCCGCGCCCACCTTAGTAGCTACCCCCCCTATCTTCCCCACCAACCCATTGAACGTACCCTTGACCAAATTCCAGACGTTCAACGCACCCAGGATAGACTCGATGGTGCCGATGAAGGTCAGTTGGAGCCAGTCCAGGAACAGGCCAAGCGCGATTTGGGCCAGGTTCTTTAGGGCATCCCAGGCAGTAGCCCAGTCACCGGAGATAATGGCCTTGACGAACCGGACAAGCTCACCTACAAAGTCTATGAGTCCTTGGATGAAGCCTTGTAGGGCCTCAATCTTATCCCCAATGACCTTGATCGTGGCCTTGAATATCTCGCCCAGGACGGGGATGCCCTCCACCTTCTCAATAACCTTGTCCACGAACTCCTCTACCGTAGCCTTCCAAGCGTCGAAGTTCTCCCGTATCAAGCCAATGAGGAGTATGAGGCCGATGATAGCCGCTATAGCGATAGCTCCAGGGCCGAGGGCCAGGAGGATAGCTATGCCTATGGCGATGATGGCAGCTATAAGCACCGGCTTGTTATCAATGATGAAGTTGAACAGGCCCTTGATGAGAGGTACAACAACTTCCAGCCCCGACTTGAACGTACCCCATAGGGCTTTAAGTTTGGGTATCGCAGAGTCTACGAACTCCTTAATAGTTCGCCCCACGTCCTGGCCAATGCCAATGAAGCCCTGTGCGCCGTCACCCATATTCTTAAAGCCGCCGACAAAGCCCCTAATGAACTCCTCCACGGCAGGCAATACGTCATTAGATAGGAACTTGCCCAGCTTCAGGAGAAGCGGTATAAGCAGCCCGCCCAGCGTTATGAGTATGTCCATTACTGCTGACTTCAGCAGGCTCATCTGTGCAGTGAAACTCTCTAGCTGCTTATCGGCTACCTCTTGTGTAATACCACCAGCCTTTTCCAGTTCCGTCTGGTATTCGCGGATAGCATCACTCTGGCCCAACAGCGCTTGGAGGGAAGCAATTGACTTATCGCTGAAGCCAAGCTGTAACAGCGTTGCTTTCGCTTGTGCGTCACTCATGCCGCCAAGAGCACCCTCTAAATCACCTATAATATCGGCCATGTTACGCATGTTGCCTTCAGAGTCAAACACGGAGATATTGAGCGCAGCAAATTCCTCCGCGTTTTTGAGCGCCTTAGTCTGAAGGTCACGTAGTACGATAGCAAGCTGGGTACCTGCCATTGACCCCTTGATGCCCTGATCAGCAAAGACAGCCAGGACAGCTACCCCCTCTGCGGTATCCTTATTAACGGCGCGCAGGGCTGGGCCTGCCTTGTTGGTTAAGGCCTCAGAAAACTGCTGGACTGTCGCGTTAGCGAGTGTATTAGCCTTAACCAAAATATCAGACACCTGAACCATGTTTTCCAGGTTCTCCGTCGTATCGTCAACGGTCAAGCCCAGGGCCGATTGCGCGTCAGTCAGCAGGTCAGTGGCTAGGGCCATGTCGAAATTGCCTGCCTGCGCAAAGGCGGCCACCTTGGGCAGAGCCGCGATGCTCTGCTCAGCGTCTAGGCCAGCCGATGCCAGGAAGAAATACGCCTCAGCCGCTTGGGTAGCAGAAAAGGTTGTAGTCTTAGCAACCTCGCGGGCAGCGTCAGACATTTCTGTACGCAGCGTATCAGACACGTCCCCCATAATGGCTAAGGAACTAGTCATAGCCTGGTCAAAGTCGGCGAACGCCTTGACCGAGACAACCCCCAACCCCACGATGGCAGCGCCACCGACTAGCGCACCCTTACGCATAGCGCCACCGATACCACCGGCTAGGCCGCGCAGCTTACGCAGCGGCCCTGACGCCTTATCCTTCAGCGTCGCCAGTAGCTCTAGCCTACCCTCTGCTGCCACGTTTAGTCTGCCCAACCCCGCGCCGTATAGGGGCACCGCCTACACCGAAACAATGGATAGTGCAAACCAATACGACACAACCAGGAACGGATAACCCAGCGAAACATGCGCTCGGCACAACCCTTCGTCTGGGCGACTAGTAATAACTCGGTTCTACCTGCGGCCATGTTTCCCCTTTGCTGCTGTTACCCGCGTACTGCGCTTTTGCTCAGCCTCGCGCCACTCCTCTATGCCTTCTTTCAGGTCTGCCAAGTCCTCTAGGAGCCGCGCAAGAGTAGTCCAGTAGTCCGCGTAGGTTATGCGGACTCCGAGCCTTCGGAGGTTGTCTGCGGCGGCGTATTCTCTAGGGACTCTGCCGTGGCCGCTGACCTGGGCTCGGAGTCTTGCCCTTCCCCCGCTGGTCTCCGGCTGCGCGTAGCTATCCACCCAGCCGCCCAGTCGCGTGTCTTGGCGTCCAGGCCCGCCTTCTCCTCCGCACTGCACTCCACCCCCTCATAGCTGCCACCACGCCACTCCTGGAGGCCGTAGCGCACCACTGCGCTAAGGTCTAAGCCGAACGTGGGGTCTGAGCGGCGCTGCTGTCGGGTCTCCTCTACGTCGCTGCTCATTAGTTCCTTCAGCATTTCGGGGTCAGCGCCACTCATGGCGGCTAGCTGCTTGCCCACGCGGCGGGTGCCTTCCTCATCGCACTGGTCTAGCTCCCCCCCGCTCAGGGGGCGCAGGCGGAACTCCGCCCCCACCTCGTTTGGAACGTCCACCCACTCCAGCATGTCCTTGACTCTCACTGGCCTGTCCTCCTGTTGCTTTTGCCGCCTCTGCTGGCGGCGTAGCTCGCGGGTTATCTGCTGTTCCATCCCGCGACGTTGCGCCCTATTCATCGGGTTTTGACTAGCATGCTGGTCATCTGCTAAACAATAGAGCGGCCCAACCGCCTTTGGGTCTGGGCCGCCCTTTTGCCATGTTGCTCCTGGCTGCGTGGCGAACAGGGCCAGAAGTCCGTAGCGTGCTCTGCCTACAAAACCGCCACCTGGCTATTAGTCACTAGCACCTCAAACTGTTTAGCCGCCGCCACCTCATAGAAGCCCACGTAGTTCAAGGTGACAGTCTCCTGGCCGTCATCGTCGCCTGGCTCGGCGGGGGGCTCAACGAGGTAGTAGCTACCATCTATGGTGATGTTGTGCTTGCCGGTGCCAATAGCAGGGCCGTCTACCTGGAGGCGGATGGCCCGCTCAGTCTGGGCACGGAAGAAGCTCAGCCGCTCAGTCTCCAGGAGGGCGCTGAGGTCAATGGTCAGAGCCAGCGTGGCCAGCCGCCCAACGCCAAACTGGTGCTCCACGAACTCCAGGGACTCGCTCAGCCGGAACTTAGGGGCCAGGCCGGTCACCAGGTTCCAGTCAAAGCTCACCGCGCCACCGGCGATGACAGAAGCACCGTCTAGGCCCGCGTGGTTTGCAGCGAACTTGACACCCCAGAGGTTAGCCGGTACAAGGGTGCGGCTAGGAACGGCTATATCAGCAGTGGGCGTAACGGCCAGAGCCTTGCGCCCTATGAAGGTGGCCGATACCTGGGCGTGCTCGCGCCCCTGGCTGGCGCTTATGCTCAGTTCCGTAACAAAGCAGTAGTTAGCCTCTAGGGCCTGCACGTCAGCAACACCATCACTATGGACGCCCTCTATGGTCAGGGTATCGGGGTTGGGGTCTGCCGCCGCCGGTGGGGTGTAGGTGTATTTGTAGTCGGCCTGTGCAGGTGTCTCCTCCACCGCTACCACGCCCCCCAGCACACCCGCGCCTAGCAGGTAGGGAAGCTGCTCGTAACTCAGTTCAGTGGGGCCAAGGTCAAGCTGGCTACCCTGCTCCACCTCGGTAGGAGCCTCCTGGTTCACGTCCAGTACCCCGTAGTCGTTCTCCGGCTGCTCCTGGGCAGCCATGTCCAGTAGAGTACCAGGGCCGAGGAAGCGATTAGTGGCGGGTATCCCCGTGCCCTTAGCCGCCTCCACGACTATCTGTTGCTTGCGCAACTTGGTGATAGCGCCAGTGGTCATTAGTTAGCCTCCTCTTGCTTGGCCGACTCCATTATGCTACCGAGCGCGTTCTCTAACGGTGCGGCAGGCGGCTCTTCCTCTGGCGCGTCCACGCGGGCATAGAGCTTACTTTTTAGCTTGGCCCTAGCCGTTTTGGCGTTAGGTTCTTCGTGATCAGAGGCAGGCCATCCGCCTACACCCTGGACGTAACGGGAATCTCCAACCCACTTCAGTAACATCTGTTTCCTCCAGTTCAACCTGTACTAAGTACCGTACGCCTCACCAGTCACCTCCGTCAAGGTGACCTCTATGATGCCCGTAACGTAGACGCGCTTGGCGTAGGCGCGCTCACTCTGCTGATAAGCTGCCACGTGGAGGGCCACACCCAAACCCCCGTTGGCTTCACTCGCGGCCAGAGCAGGGAAAGCCGTACGGTTCAGGAAGTCAATGGTAGACGCCAGCAGAGGGGTCATAGTCGCCATGGCTATCTCCATGCTAGATTTGGGAGCTACCACTAACTCTACGTCAAGGGTGTGCAGCACCTTCTGTCGCTGGGGACTTGCCTCTACAGGGCTACGGGCTGAGTAGAGAACGGCACGAGGCAGGGCACCCAGGCGGGGCTGCCTCCACTGATCGCAGCCCTGTAGCTTAGGGGCCTTGGCTACCTGGGCGGCCAGACGCTCGCGGATGCGGAGTACGTCTATCACAGGCCTGGTATCCTAAAGAACGTATCCCAGGCCGCCCCCATGACAGCGGTAGCGCGCCCCTGTACGGCCTCAATGGCGGGCTGCATGAAGGGCTTGGGCTTGGTGCCCCGCTCCCCGATGACCCGCTGAATCCGGTAGGCAGCGGCAGCAGACTTCCCCTTGCTTGCGGCCCAGTCCAGCAGGCCCGCAATGGGTGGGAGGTGGGCGCGGGAGCCAAATTCAATGGCCGCCGCCGAGTCATCGTCAATGATAATCTGAGACTTAGTAACCCGTATTTTGTCGCGGAGGTGCCGAGGGGCCGTCTGTCGTAGTTCGTTGGCCGCTTCACGCAGCATAGCCGCCTGGACAAAGGTAAGCGCGGGGCCAATGTCACGCAGCTTACCCCAACGGATACGAGCGTTCAGGACTACGGGGCGCTGAGCCACTAGAAGCCTATCCGCCGCTTGACCAGGGGAGCCAGTAGGAACTCAAAGTCCTGCCCCAGTGGCCCCATTTCCAGGGTTGGGTCGGCGTCGCTCGCTACATCGGAAAAGGCGGTGTCACGCCGTCGCCAGAGACGGGCGGCTAGGCCAGCAGTAACTACGGCCACGGACGGAGCCTCAAACGTCAGTATGTCTATAGCGGTAGCCTGGGTGTGGTTCGCCGCCGTGGAGCCGTTTACGCCACGAGTCACAGTCAGGGTAGTAGCAGTCGGCTTATCGGTGATGAACAGTTGCTCCGACTCAATGCGGAGGGTCTGGGCAACCTCAAACCGCTGCGCCTCCACTACGGTCAGGGTAGTAGCAGCGGCGCTGAGGGGGTTGTCTTGCACCGTGTCACCGGAGGAGCGGACAGTGCGGGGCCAGCCCCAGTCAGCAGTAACCCGCAACCCTTTGCGCACCGCCGTCAGCGTCACCTCGCGGAGTTCCATCCCCCAGAACGGAGCCGCGTCCCCCATGAGGATAACCACAGCCCCAGCCGCTAGCAGATCAGTGCTGTAGGTCTGGTCTAAGTCGGCGTCATCCTTCAGCGCCGTGGGGGTACTGATGATGTCCCAGCGGGGCACGAACTCGGTCTGACCGGAGGCTACGTCAATGTCCAAATTAGTGGCCTCCAGTTGGTAGAACCAGCGGCCCGTATGCTGGTCTACGCGACGACTGGCAGCCCGTAAATAACGGACTGCATCGGCCCAATCAGCCACGTCAATGGCCCCTGCTACACGCTCCAATTCACCCACATCTGCGTAGCAAGTGGGGGTATCTCTAGGGCTTGCCATCAGTCAGTTTCCCCGCTGTTGTCGGTAACTTCCTGCGCCCCCGCCAGCACCATACCATTGAGGCCAAGAGGAATTGAGTCCATGGTAATCATGCCATGGCGGCACTCGCAAGTGGGGCTGCCGCACTGCTGCTGGCCCTCCCATTTGCGGAGCCGTAGCACCGCGTTTTCACGGGTGCTAGCGTCAGCGTAGACTGCCTCTACCGCAGCCATGCCGCCCTCTATATGCCACAATAAAGCGTAAACACGGCAGCCCGCAGCCGTTGGGGCGCTCACAGAATCCCCCCAGCCGTGCTGTATGGCCCCTCAGCGGGGGTCAGGCTGGTCGCGGGCACCACGTATCGGAAAGCCATACTGCCCCCATTTCTCGCAAAGATTATACGAGCTATACAAATGAGCGTTACCGCGCTTTGGGGAGCCCGAACCGAGGGTAACCAGGCCAGCCAGTACCCCCAGCTTAGGCCCCCCAAGGCGCGCAGGAACCGGTCAAAGCTCCTGCGCACTGCTGCACTTTTCAGCAGCAACTTTAGCCCTCCACAACCTCTGCCAGGTTGGCATCCAGGGACGGTGGAGACTCGCCCAGGACGGGGTAGCCGATGGCCAGG